CCTCGATTAAACCTTCGTTCTTTCTCCACCAGACCTCTCGCACGAACCAGCCGAAATGGGTAACAACATCCAAATTCGGACTGGAAAAGGTATTAAACCCTCGAGCAAAGATGCAAGCTTCCAAATTCAGTTCACAAGAACCGAAATGATGCCCATCTTCAACCTCGATGATCTTCTGGTAGCTAGCCATCCTGCACGTGCAGACGGCTTTTCGACCGAAGTCTTTAATCTGTAGGGCCATGTTGCCCACCTGGTGGAAGAACTTCTTCGACTTCGCTTGAACATAATGTTTTTCACGAAGTTCTCCCAAGGCACCTTCTTTAAGGTCCAGGTCCATACGGAATTTCAAACCGGCGTTTTTCTCCGCTCCAGCCCTCTTTCGAAGGCCAGTTGGGATCCGATCTGTATAAACCGCTTGGTTCCCGTCCCACCAACACATAAATCTATCCCAACGCTCAGACAACCACGGAAAGGTTGGTTTGCTATCTAGAGCGTTCTTACGACCTATGTCTTGGCGCTTAGGCGCCCTAACAGTTGCCAGGGCATCTTCATGAACATTAGTCATGGTCTCTACCCAATAGGAGTACGTCATCTCCCAAATTTCCTCATCCAAAGCCAAGTACTTCTTTTGGTTTTCAGGGGTTTCCTTCAAAAAGGTCATCATGGCATATTTATACCCGTTCAGACTAGCTGCCTCATTGTCTACCTTTGGTGTGAGGTTTAATTTCAGCCAATCATAAAAAACCCAGAGTACATCGACGTAGAACTGGTCAATGACCGTCTCAACGAAGGTTCCTTGCCATCTTCTGGTCTGGCCTTCGTACCTCGAACGAACAACTTCGTAATTTCGTTGGATCGTGGTCGGCTTCGGTTGACCAAAAATGTCCTTCATATCCAAAACTTCGAAAGAGGGGTTTAGGCTTTTCTTAAAAGAAAAAGTGCCATATGATGTGCGAATGCCAGTTTCGAATTTATCGATAAGCGCACAGTTGAGCCAACCACCTTGAACCGTTTGGACCGAGAAAGAGTGACCGGGAAAGAAAGAATGGCGATGCCGATAACCATCTCCATTAAGTTTGGGCTGATTGTTAATGCCCCGGGGGTTTACCTCAACGTATCCTTCAGAATCGAAATATTCATATCGTCCTGTTTTCTTTGGATAAATGCCGACAGAGAAGGAACCTTCGGATATACAGACCGAGTCCGTAATCGTTTCGAATACACCAGGATGATAAACCACATCTGTAAAGATATGGTAAGCCATCTCAGCGATATCGCTCCGATATTGAACGAACTCCTGGACTGAATAATCCAAGATTCTATCTTGGAGGGGCATCCGGTCACTGAAGACCGCGTCTAAAGGGTATTCCGCCCTATACTTCCCATCCCTAACCTGGTCAATGAGGGGCCTAGTGAATAGATAACAATATTTTTCTTTATTGTTACCCTGTGACTTCGGGTCGATCCACTTTGTGGTTTTCCCATATTTTGCCGCATGTTCTACGACAAAGGACTTCTGGGAATTAAAACCATAGCCTATCATCCTACCGTTGGCTTGATCAGCCAAAAGACGTAAATAAGGGTGATCATACACCCGCGACCCGTTCACGAGAACGTGTCTTTCGGCGAAGTCTTTACCGGCAGGGCCAAGTTTGAAATCACTTGACTGTCTGAAATTCCAGGAGTGTTTCTTCGGATCAAAATAAACACTTGTTAACTCCCAGGCTTTCAGAGTTTTCTCTGGAGGACTAGATGGAGCTGTCTTG